TCTGTTGTAACTCGAGTATGGCAATTAGGTCCTTGGCAAAAATGTTTGTTTGGCATTAGTGCCTCACTTTCCAAGTTGTAGTTGCAGTTCTGTAACCATGACTATCTAAGTCATAATAAACATAATACGGTACACCTTGTTTAGATGTGCCATATCTTGACTTGTCGTCATGTTTGCCTTTTCTTGTAATGTGCTTCTTATGTTTAGAAGCCCAATAAGTTATGTAAAATGTTTTGTTTGTCATATTATACCTTTCTAGTTAATAGGACTATCCTATATTATAGGATAGCCCTTGTCAAACTTTAATTTAGACTTTCTTCATATTTTTTTCTAGCCAATATCTTCGCCTCTCTTGATTGATTTTTATTCTTCATGCCCTTAATCATACTAGCCAAGTTGCTTGGATTGTAGATTGTCAATCCTGTTGAGTTAGTTCTAATTAACTCTGCCTCATCAACTTGTATTCCAAGTTCAGTTGCAAGTTCAATTCCCTCACTCAAGTATCTGTATGCTTTCAATCCGATTTTTAATTGGTCGCATTGTTTTTGAATTGTATCAATCCATGTTTGATGTTTAGTGACTAGATTACCTTTTGCAATTCGCCAAGTTTCAAATTGCTCGTACTCATTTTTAGTACAAGCGATTGCTCTTGAACGACAATAAGATGTTCCAATTACATCAAGATAGTATTGGTCATCAAAAGTTTTAGTCATGCCTGTATTACTACTATCGCCATGATAACTATGTCCATTATATCCGAGTGCTTTCATACAAGCTTCAACATGTTTTGTTTTGTGTGGATTATCTTTGTTTTCATTTTGTTGTGCAAAGATATCTGGGTTGCAATCCATAGCTTTTAAATCTTCTCTAAAATATGCAGTTGCAAACTTCTTTCCGTCTTCACTACTATACTCACTACCATTTAGATTGCCAAACAAACCAAAATCAAAATGTGATTTAGTTTCTTTAGTGTCGCCGTCTTCGTCTTTGTCCTCACTATGAGCAAAGTAAAAGCATTTATCTTTTGCAACAACATCACAAGGTTGTCCATACTTCTTTTTAAAAGTTCGGAGTGTTGCAACATCATCAACAGGGTATGATCTCTCAACAACTTGTTTGGCTAATTGACTTGCCATAACATATTTTTCATCAACCCACTCTCTTGCTTGAAGATATGCTTCTCGTTCTTGAGTATCTTCATTCTCAAAAACATCTTTTATTTTATTAAAGAGTTTGTTTCGCAACTCTGTATTCATTCTTATTTTTGTCATTTTAGACCTTTCTATATTTAATTTATTTTTATTTGTTTTATACCTTGACAATAGGATAGTCAAGGATTATATTGCATTTATGTTTTTTATTCTGTTTAGGTGAAATAAAAAAATAGGAGCAGGGGATACCCTAAAAATTCCCCTGCACTGATCCCAGATCTATTTCTGGAAGATAGCCATTGAGATAGATCCGGGATCAGTCATTATTGACTGTGAAGATAAACACTATAACACGGGGATAGCGTCATAGGATCCTCGATGGTACTGTTGCGAACGGCGTACCGGCCCCGCGTAGCATAGTGACTGATCATCTTTTGCTGGACCATTGGACCTGGATACAGGCCTAAGCCCTGGCTAGCCGGTAAACAATTACTGTCGGGCTTCAACCCGATGGTCCTGCAAAAGAAAAGAAAAGAAAAGCGCCAAGCCTCAAGCAGCAAGCAACGCTTGACAATGGCTCAGGGATAATGTAGGATTAATATAGAAAGTGAGAAATACATATGAGTGAATCAAGTGAAGAGTTAAAAAGAATAGCTAATGCTCTGGAAGAGATCCTGCGGCTGGTGAAGGCTGATCAGGAGAAGATGGCTAAACGCTTCCCGGAACCTGAGACGGATGAGCTGTCGAAGGAGTGGATGCATGACTAAGTCAAGCTGGTGGTCCCTGAAGATAGAAGACTATCCAAACTATAAACCAAATGATGTAGATCTAGAACATATAGCGGAATGCATTAAACAAGGTTATGACAATGGACAGTTAATTCAAGAAGAGGATCAAGAAGATGAGTAAGACTAACAGAGCAGGATCCGAAAGTGTGCGGATCCTGATCAACCACTGGCGCTGGCTCGAGGAGCAGGGGCCAACCTACAAGCATCAAGCAGCAAGCGCCAAGCGTCAGGCGTTAGAGTTGACAAGAAAGAATTATAAAGTTATAACATCCTATAAACTAAAGGAGAAGAAAGTATGAATACTAAAGAAGCATGGACCCTGGTTGGAGGGCTAAGTAAACCGTCGAAGATGCCGGGCTGGTCAATTGGTATACCCGCGGCTGAATGCAAGACTGGCAACAAATTAAAATTAATACCTAACTCAGTTTGTTCAGGTTGTTATGCTGAAAAAGGTTGTTATGTTTTCGCTGTTGTACAAGCAGCGCAATACAAGCGCCTGAAGGCAATAGATCACCCGCAATGGGTTGAAGCAATGGCAACGCTTATTAATTCAAAAAAGCCTGATGTCTTTAGATGGCATGACAGCGGCGACGTCCAAGACGAAGCTCACCTGAATAAGATCTTTGAAGTCTGTAGATTAACACCGGGCAAGCGTCACTGGATGCCAACCCGTGAAGCATGGATCAAGGACCATATGCACAAGGCGCCAGCAAACTTAGTTGTAAGATTTTCATCACCGATGATTGACCAGGGACCAGTGAAGAGCTGGGCCAATACGTCAACAGTCTCGACTAAGAGTCGAAGCTGTCCAGCCCCTGACAACAACAACGAGTGCGGCGACTGTCGCGCTTGTTGGGACCCGCTGGTAAAAAACATAGAATATGGTAAACACTAAAAATGTTTAGACACCCAAAATATTATAAAGAATTACGAGACGCGGGAAACGAGTTAGCGAAGCGCAACGCTGTCAAAGAAGACCTGGCATGTTCAGGCAGCTCACCCGCACGTAATAAATCGGATCAGGTCATTAGCAATGGAAAAGCGACGGCTGGAGCCCAGCGTGCACCTGATCCGGGCCTCAAGCAACAAGCGCCAAGCAGCAAGCTTCAAGCACCAAGCGTCAAGCTTTCGAACCAACCTGAGCAAGCATCAAGCGACAAGCGTCAAGCCCCAAGCAGCAAGCGTCAAGCTTAAACCCGCAAGCGTCAAGCTCCATGATTCGTGAACCACGGAAAAGTTTCAAGCACCTTTGATCAAGGGTCTCTGCTATGATAAATGTATTGTGTGGGTGCTTCACATGGAAGGCAATTTGATGTGGAGAGAACCTTATTTTATTCCCCTTGCATACCTTTAATTCTACAGTGAAAAAGTGGCCAGAATTATTATAGCCCAATAGATCGGGAGTACCAAGTAAGCTATTATTTTCAAGTCTATTCCACGATATTTCAGGTATATATTTTTTAACTTTTGCATATAATTTTTGTTCTGGTTTCAAGGGAAGTTAGTAGTCCCGTTGAAGCTTTTCAGGTAAGATAAGACTCGATGGTTTTTCGGTTTTCATTACCAATCTGTGTGCACTATGACCTGGTTGACCAATGATAGGAGTAGCATTTTCATGTACTTCCATTCGTCTGATTGCGTGTAACTTTCCATTGATCTCTACATAGATTACGGCGTTCTTTACTGCGTCGCTACCTTTCGTAAAGTTGCTTAGATACAACTGCAAGTCTTGTACTCTCATGAATTTTTTCTTAACTTGATAGATTGATCCTCTATCACTTTTTTATAACCTTGCAAGAGATTTTTATTTTTTTCATTTTCAGATGCAATTTTTTTTAACTCAAAGATTTCTTGTCTCTGTGTTTCAATCAAAGTCTTATATCCTTCTATGATCTCTTGTAATTCGCTGGTTGTTTTATGTACTTTCATCTATTGACTTTATAGGATAGTTCCCTTAAAAAGTCAACATGGGTGTACCAAAAAGATTAACAGAAATGCAACAACGATTCGCTGAGTACTTAGTATTCGGTGGACCAGAAGGACCAATGACTAAACGTGAAGCTGCTATCGCTGCTGGGTACAGTAAGGATAGAGCAATGCGAGAAGGTTCAGAACTTACAAACCCAAGATACTCACCACTTGTTGTAAAATATATTGGAGAACTCAAAGAAGAAAGATTAAGAAAACATGAAGTAACTTATGAGGGTCACGTTGCAGAACTTGCAAGACTTAGAGAGGCCGCTTTAAAAAAAGGATCGTTCTCTTCAGCAGTGAACGCGGAAGCAAACAGAGGAAAAGCAGCAGGACTATACATAGATAGGAAGATAATAAAAACAGGAAAACTAGAGGACCTATCAGAACAAGAATTAGAAGCAAAAATGAAACAGATAATAGACGATTACGGACAGTTAATAAATGTGACTCCATCTACAACTTCTGAATCTTCTTTACCCACTGACGAGGAATCATCGTCCGATCTCCAAAAGTAATTCCATCTTCATCTTTATCGTAAGAAGCAAATAATTTAATTGAATCTTTATCTTTAGAATACAACCAACCTTCATTAACTGGAAACGCTAATTTCATTTTATCAAACTCTTTATCACTAGCCCAGGCAGAGTCACTTACGCAGTCGACCCACTCCACTCTAACCTTCTGAAAAGGTATATCCGGAGTTGTTTCAGTGATGATAGCTTTTCTTCTTTTCTTAGGCATACATCCTTTTTATACCTTCGACACTATAAGACAAATTTTTTTTTACACTGCGCTTTTATTAAAAAAATAAAAAAAGTGTCGACAGGGGGTGAAAATGACCTATTAGCGTTGGTATTGTTGAATAGTAGCTTCGACACTATAGGTATCGCAGGGGTGTCGAAGGGGTATCGAAGGTGTCGACAACTTCCCTTAAATTTGTACACTTTTGACGCAGAAAACTTAGAATCATTCTAAAAAGAGGCCAAATTGTCGACACTATCGACACCTTGTCGACACCCTGTCGATACTTCATTATCCTATAAAATGACCTTGTCATCTGCCTCATTCTTGCCATACTTTCGCTCGTATTCCGCCTCAATCTGTATCATAAGGTCCGTGATCCCTGTTTCGTCAAGCTTGACCACATGCTCCATGGCCCGTGCAACAAGGTCCCGTCGATACTTGATAGCCTTATTCCTGGTCTGTACTTCGTGGATCCCCCACCTCGTTTGATCCGTCATAGTATTCCTTTCTATTATATAACTTATTAATCAATTTATTTATACGAACATCTCTTTTACCTATCGCTCCTACAGGATGTACCTTCATTGATTGAAGTCTATTTATTTTATCTAAATTATTTGGTCTTATCTTTCTGAACATTAAAATCTTCCTCTTTCATTGGTGTTGTTCTTTCTTTCTCATCATGCATTAGGTCATAATACATGTCTATTCTCTTCAAAGCCTCATGTTTATAGCGCCTTAATTCAGGTCCTTCAACTTTGAATTCTTGATAATATAGGTCAGGCGTGCATACCATGATAACTCCCTGTTTAATTTGAGAGCCGTAGACGTAGTCGTGGGCCATCGCGTACATTGCGATTTGCAAATAATAATCTTCGATCCATTCTTTCTTTTTCGGACGGTTAGCTTGCTTGAAGTCAACGACAGTTTCCATACCATTATGATTACAGAT